TACTGGTGGGACTAGTTCTTATATTGATTTTAGAGATAACTCACAAACATTAAGTGAGTTTATAATTTGGGGCGCACAATCTGAAGAACTTACCTACGCAACAAGTTATATTCCCACCTCGGGAGCAACATCCACAAGGCTACGTGATATAGCAACTGGTTCGGGTAACGCTACTTTGATAAACTCTACAGAAGGTGTTTTATATGCAGAGATAGCAGCTTTGGCTGATGATGGGAGTTATAGATACATATCCATTAGTGATGGTACGAATTCTAATTACATTGTTATTAGGTATTACAATATAACTAGTAAAATTTCAGCCTTCCTCGTAAATTCATCAAGTACTCAAGGCTCAACTTCTTTTGTTTCTGGAGATATAACAAGTTTCACAAAGGTTGCTTACAAATGGAAAGTAAATGATTTTGCATTATGGGTAGATGGCGTTGAAGTAAGTACGCAAAGTAGCGGTTCAGTATTTAGTGGTGAAACTTTAAACAGCTTAGCCTTCACAGAAGGAGACGGAGTGGGTAACTACTTCTACGGAAAAAATAAAGCACTAGCAGTCTACAAAGAAGCATTAACAGATGCAGAATTAACAGCTTTAACAACAATATAATGAATATTTACAAGACAGTATTTGATACAGAACAACAAGGCAAACAAGTCTTAATTGATAAAGATGTATGGCAAGAAGTAACCATTGAAGGTGTTACATCTATGCAATACATCAACGGAACAAAGGCAGTTGTTTACATTGGTAAAGTGGTAAAGACACAAGGTACTTATGACCCCGATGGACACGAAATAACACCTCCAATTTACTACGATGGTGTTGCTTATGATATAATGAGTACGGATACCTTAGACTTTGGAAGTAATGAGGTATATCCAGCTGACAATGCAGCACATCAGTTCTATGGATTTCCAAGAAACACAGAAGTACCTAAAATATAAGATATGGATATGCAAGACCTTAAATTGGCGTTAATTAATTTATTTACTTTCTCTATGAGCTTCTCAAATGTCGAGCTAGGATTAAAATTAGTATTACTAACTGTATCTATTGTCTATACAGTTTTAAAAATTGTAAACCTAAAGAAAAAAGATGAGTAAATTCTTCAAAGAAATTGAGGATAATATGGATGAAGAGTTTTTAGAAAGGCTTGACAAAGCAAGAGCATTTGCAGACATTCCATTTATTATAAACTCAGCGTATAGAAGTCCAAACCATCCTTTATCAATAAAAAACCCTAGCTCATCTCATATAAAGGGTTTAGCAGTAGATATAAAAGCAACTGACAATGCAACAAGATTTAAAATTATTGATGCACTTCTTTTTGTAGGTTTTAAAAGAATTGGTATCGCTGATACATTTATACACGTTGATATGGACTATGGCAAAAGGCAAGACATAATATGGACATACTAAAGAAAAAAAAAGGAACATTCTTTGGCAATCTTTTAAGAGGTGTAGTAGCAACTGGTAAAAAAGTATCTCCAGTCTTTGATGCTATTACTGGAGGCAAAGTCTCTGACATTTTAGAAGCCATCGGAGGAAGCAAAGAGCTGACTGCATTAGAGAAAGAAATGCTAGTAAAAGAATTAGAGCAAGATGTCATCGAGATGCAAGAGGTAACAAAAAGATGGGAGTCCGACAACAAAGCCTCTTTTCTTACTAAAAATATAAGACCAATGTCGTTAGCTTTTTTAACTATTACATTATTTATCTATGTAATATTAGACAGTTCTTTAGATTCTTTTAAAATAGATGCTCAATGGATATCACTACTAGGCAATCTATTAATGTTGTCTTATGGAGGTTATTTTGGAGCAAGAACTTTAGAGAAAATAAGAAATAAATAAAAATATGTCAATTTTAGACGATGCAGTTTTTTTATTACAGCCGACAAGCGTTAAGGCTAGTAAGTTTTATTCTACGTTTCCAACAGACGGAAATGGTGATTTTACATTTACTCGTAATGCGATAAAAAATAGAATTGCAAAAAACGGATTAATAACTAAAGTACAAGCAAACGTACCTAGTTTATCATATAAGCCGATTATCGGAGTTTCTGACGGATGTTCACACATTGCAATAGAAAAGCAAAGTACAAATATTATACCTTATTCTGACGATTTTAGCCAATGGGCAACAATTGGTAATGCTGTTGTAACAAATAATTTTATTACTTCGCCTGATGGCACTAAAAACGCCGCTAAAATTGTTTTTGATGGCACAGCAAACGCAAGAATAGAAATACAAGTAACATCAACCGGAGAAATAACGCAATCAATTTATTTAAAAACAGAAACCGGAACACAAAGCGTAAAAATTGGCGCTATTTCTACAGATACGTCAACAGTAACAGTAACAACAGAATGGCAAAGGTTTACACATACTTCGTCTAGTGGTACATTTCCGCGGGTTTTGTGCAACGATGCCAATACTATTTATGTAGCTCAAGCGCAAGCGGAAAATACGTCTTTCGCATCTTCATACATAAAAACTGAAGGCGCTACATCTTCTAGAATTTCAGACGGCCCATTTACCTCAGACTTTAGCAGTTCTGTAACATTTCCAGCAAATACATCAACGCTTGTATTATGGTTTTCTTATAATGGTAAAAATGGCGATTTTTTTAAATTGCTACGATTTGAAGATTCCGCCGGTGGTAATTCTTTACGATTAGAAGTTCCGACAGACAATACTATTAACATTTACGGCGATAATATAAGCGCATCAGGATTAATAACAAATGGTTTTACTTTAAATCCTGGAACTTTATGTAAAATTGCTATTTCTTATGATGCAACACAAACAAAAGTATTTATTAATGGTTCAAGCGTTACTATTAACGCGCCTACTGGCGTTTTAAATATAATAAATAAGATCTATAATAATACTACAAGTATGAATAATATTAACATTCATAGGGCCGCAGTTTTTAACACAGTTAAAACAAATAGCGAATTAACTACATTAACATCTTAAAATATACTAATTAATAATTTTTGTATATTTACATAAAATTAATAATATTTAAAATTATAATAAATGGCTACTACTGGAGTATTTAACGGAACAAATTTAATCTTAAAAATAGAAGGTACAGCCGTTGGACATACTACTAGCTGCTCTATGTCTATCTCAATGGACACGCCTGAAGCAACTACAAAAGACTCGGCCGGATTTTCTGAGTACATTGGAGGCGTAAAGGGTGGAGAAATTTCTTTCGAGGGATTAGTTGCCTACGACGATACAGCTAACGTGATAGAGATGAACGACTATTTACTAGCTAGAACTCAATTAACTTGTATTTTCGGAACTACAGAGGCTGGAGACGCAATTTACACCGCTGAAGCTTTTTTATCTAGTGTTGAAATGTCAGCAGAAATGGAGAGCGCTGTAACTTATAGCGGATCTTTAACTATTACCGGAGCGATTGTAAAATCTACTAACTAATATTAATTAGTTATATCTTATAGGCCGCCGTCATTTTATGGCTGCGGCTTTTTTATTAATAAACAACTTTTTAAAAATGACAAACAAAAAAAGAGGTTACATAGATGTAAAAATCGGTAACAAAGTACGCACGCTACATTTTTCTATGAACTTTTGGAGTGAATTTACTGAGCAATTAGGAATTTCTTTAGAAGAAATAGGCGAAACTTTTCAAAACGGAATATCTATAAAAGGATTAAGGGCCTTAGTTTATTCAGCAGTTTTAGCAAACGACCAGGAGCAAGGCAACGAGGTCGATTATAACATTTTTTCTGTTGGTACTTGGCTCGATGAGTTAGACGCTGAAAAAATTAACATTATTGTTGAGACTATGCTGCAATCTAAAATTTTAGGTAATAGTTTAAATGGCGAAACTCCTACCAAGGGAAAGCGCCAGCCGTCAAAGAAAAGGTAGATTTTGATACTTTAACCGATTATTATATCGGCTTAATCGGATTAAAGCCTGACGAATTTTGGCGGCAAACGTGGAGAGAAAACGCGCTATTAGCAGAATGCTATCATAAAAAAACCAATCTATCTTGGGAGCAAACTCGATATATTGCGACAATGATACACAATGCGAAATGTGAAAAGAAATCACAAATGATAAAGCCGGAGGATTTATTTAATTTACCTATAGATGAAGAGCGAAAAAAGAAAAGATTTGAGGCTAAATCTACAAAGCAAGAAATGAACGATTTTTTGAAGAAATACGAAGCAATGAGTAAAAAAGAGGCGTTTAAATAAGACGTCTTTTTTTTGTATTTTTGTTATTATATTAAAAATATGGTAGATCAAAATTTAAAGGTTAGAATTACCGGAGACGCTTCTAAATTAGTAAGCGCATTAAAGCAAGCAAATACAAAAGTTTCGGCGTTTGGTACTGCGATGAAAAACGCCGGTAGAAACTTATCCATAGGTTTAACTCTTCCTTTAGCGGTAGCCGGAGGTGCTGCTATTAAATTCGCTAGTGACTTTCAAGAGTCAATGAATAAAGTAGATGTAGCTTTCGGAAACTCTAAACAACAAGTAAAAGACTTTGCGCAAACCACACTAAAACAATTTGGTATCGCGGAAGGTTCTGCTTTAGATATGGCCGCTTTATTTGGAGATATGGCTACCTCGATGGGTTTAACAAGGCCGGCCGCCGCCGATATGAGTACTTCTTTAGTTGGATTAGCTGGAGATTTAGCATCATTTAAAAACATAGGAATAGACCAAGCTACAACAGCTTTAGCCGGCGTGTTTACTGGCGAGACAGAATCTCTTAAAAAATTAGGTATTGTAATGACTGAGGCAAACTTAAAACAGTTTGCAATGGAACAAGGCATCGCGTCAAATATAAAAACAATGTCGCAAGCTGAAAAGGTGGCTCTAAGATATCAATTTATTATAGCCAAAACAGCAAACGCGCAAGGAGATTTTGGAAGAACAAGCGACGGAGCAGCTAACCAAATGCGTATATTTCAAGAATCATTAAAAGAATTATCCGCTAAATTCGGACAAGTTATTTTACCAATGTTTACAAAGTTGGTGTCTTTTGCTAATGGCTTATTACAAAAGTTTTCAGAATTAAGTCCAACAACAAAAAAATTAATTATTGTTTTTGCTGGAATTGCTGCGGCACTTGGGCCAGTACTTTATATTTTAGGAACTTTAGTAACTTTAGCGCCAGCAATAGGTACGGCGTTAACTGTTATGATGGGGCCTATTGGTTTAATTATTGCCGGATTAACTGCAATTGCTGTAGTAATTTATAAAAATTGGGCTGGAATAAAGCAAGCTCTAGTCGATGTAGCTAATTATTTTATAGAACTTTACAATAGTTCTGTACCTTTTCAATTGGCAGTAAATGCACTAATAGCACACTTTAAAAACTTATTAGCTGTTGGTAAATTTGTATTTTCTACACTTTTAACAATTATTAAATTAGCAGCGAGTAACATTTTTACTATTTTTAAAGGTGTCGGCGAAATCATTATGGGTATTTTTACGCTAGATCCTGACAAGATTAAACAAGGTTTTACAAACGCTATTAGCGGATTAGCTACAAACATAACAACAGCTTTTGACGCAATTAAAACAGATGCTAGTATTTTAGGTACTAGCGTTGTAGATAATTTTAACGAAGCACTAAAACAAAAAACTATAGCGCCAATTGTAATACCAGTACAAATAACAACCGGCGGAACATCTGAGGACACAGCAACAACAGACGAAGAAGGTGGCGTACCAACTAGAGCGGTAGCTGTTTCAGGAATGGATGGAGTTAGTGCTGCTGGCATACAAACGCCGATTAGCGATATGATTGCCGCAGATACCGAAAGACTGCCCACAGTTATAGCCGAACAGCAAGAGGTTTTAGCAAATGCAAGATTAGCAGCATTAGAACAAGCTGCGGCTTTTAATGAAAGAGTAGGTAAAATTATAACTAGTGGCCTACAAAATTTGGCTTCAGGAATTGGAGCGGCTTTAGGAAATGCGATTACAACTGGAGGTAATTTAGTTAATGCTTTAGGCGGTTTGTTACTTGGTACAATTGGAAGCATCGCTATCCAATTAGGTAAAGCTGCAATACAAATTGGTATCGCAATGAAGGCAATTAAATTGTCTTTTAAAAATCCATTTACCGCAATAGCTGCGGGAATTGCTTTGATTGCTGTTGGAACAATGATTAAAAACGCTTCGTCAATAGTTAGCGGCGGCGGAGGCAAAGGTGGTGGAGGTAGAGTATCAGGAAACATCGGAGGCGGTTCTGTAAATTCAGGCGCTATTAGTGGCGGCGGTGGTGTTACGGCTTTCGCAAATGGTGGTATAATTAGCGGCCCTACAATGGGATTAGTGGGAGAGTATCCAGGCGCAAAGTCAAATCCTGAAGTAATATCGCCTTTAAACAAATTAAAATCATTGATCGGAGATAGCAGAATGGGCGGAAACTTAAACGTAACCGGCGAAGTTCGTGTGGATGGACAAGATTTATTAATTGCAATTCAACGAGCGCAAGAAACAGCGGATAGAATTTACGGAGGTTAAAATATGGCATACGGCGTAAAATATAGATTAGAGTTTTCGGATGTCTTAGGATATCGCAAGAAAATAGAAATACATAAAAAAGACTACACCGGTAGCGTTTTACCAATAATAGGCACAAGCTCGCCGGTAGTTATTTCGTGGCAATCTTCTGACGATTTTTATAAACCTATTATCGGTTCTAAATGTCAGTTAAATTTAATGGTAACTGATTCGGTCACATACGACGATTTTTACAAGTTTGACGAGCGAGAGTATAAAGTAATTTTATACTACGCGCAAACGCAAGCAGACGCGTACTCAGATAGGGTATCGGCAGATGGTGGACAGACTGAGAGCATTAACTGTTTAGGCAATGCTATAAGCGATTACACAAGCTCTGACGTTTGGGCGGTTTATTGGTCGGGGTTTTTGGTCGTTGATAGGTATAAGGAAAAAATAACATCTACGCCTTTTGGCGTATCTTTTAATGCTTTTGATGGTTTAGGTACTTTAAACAATTTTAACGCGCCTAATGGCTACAATAGCAATAACGCGCCAGTAACTACAACAAACATAGAGCGCATATCTGAAATATTGCAAAACTTAGATTTAGATTTAGACATTTACATCGCTTCAGATATTAAATTTAGGCAATACAGTCCAGTTACAAACTTTTATTTTGAGCAATTAACTACTTTGAATTTTGGATACGACGAAATGAGCGCAGATTTTGCTTTAAATACTGCTAAATTTCAGCTAGAACTTCTTTTAAAACAATTTAATTTACGGATTTTTCAATCTATGAATAAATGGTACATCGTAGAGGGTACTAATATGTTTGATTATTACGTTAAAGATTTAATTTTTAATGAACTGCAACAAGGAGGAACGCCAACAGCAATTAGGGCGCAAATTTTAACACAATTTCAAAGCACTAACAAAGAGTTTTTAGACTTTAGAAAATACAACTATTTAGGCGCATCTATAGCGAGCGAACGAAAACAAGTACTTTATAGTACAACAGACTTAAAGGCTGTAGGAAGCAATTTAACAAGGGAGTATTTGCAGCCAGCGTCAGAGGTGCAACTAACCGGAAATTACATAAAAACAAAAAACGCTTTTTATAATGCTGGGTTTGAGTATGGCGATTTCGGATTTACTATAGAAGAAAAAACAATCAGCATAGGTGTAACTACACCATACGCAGAAATAGCAACGGATGAGGTGTCTTTTAAAGGTAAAAGGTCGTTAAAATTAGCAGATGTAGCTCCTATAACCGGATCAACAGAAATGTTTTATTTTGATACGCCGACTTTTAATCCTCAGGAGGTTTCTTATAATCAATTTTCGTGCAAATTAAAATACTATTTATCGTTGCCTACATCGCAAAGCACAACAACAACGGCAACAATTCAATATGTAATATCAACAACTTTAAACGGATCAGCTAGAAGATGGAATAATGTCGCTAAAGAGTTTCAGGCATCAGCTCCAGTTAATGAGGTAACAGTCTCATCACTTAATAAATGGGTAGATTTAAGCGTACAATTAAGCGACCAAGGTTTGCCCGACAACAGCTCAACGAGTTCATCAATTAGGTTTTTAATTTTAAACGTTATTTGCAGCGATTCGGACTATGAAACTACCTATTTTGATAACTTTTTAGTAGACCAATCTAAGTCATCAGCAGACGAAAGTTCGCAAACATTTGTATCTAAACTAACCGGTAATGGCGTTAATACATCAATTCAAAAAATAACTAGGCTCGCGGATCAAAAATTTGGATACTATAGAACAAGAGACCATTTTCCGGTATTTACTTTCAAACCAAATTCAAAAACTCTTATGACTGTTTTAGGTCAAAATGTAGCTAATGATTATCGAGAATATGTCTCAAGATATACTGGAACTTTTAGAAACGTTAATCGAGTGCCAATGTCATTTCATAATAAAATATGGTTTTCCTGGCTAGGCATAGAAACTGATCCTCAATCTAATGTTTTAGATGGATTAACCTATGACGTAAAAAACGCGCAATATTCCGTTAAATCACATCTACCTAACAATGATGACGATGTTACAGTAACTCGTATAATTAACTAACTTTTTTCTTTTCCTTTTGTTTGTCGGCCGTCGTTTAACTTTTAGTTATTCGGCGGTTTTTTTAAAATAATTTTTTTATTTAAAAGTTTTTTTTTATTTTTGCGTAAATAAAATATAAAAATATGTTTGAACAAAATTTTAATAACGAAATGAAGCGCCTTAAATTAAAGCGCTATGATGTTTGTAAAACATTGGGTTGCACTATGCCGACACTAAAAACAAGATTACAGAATCCGAAAACATTTACAATAAACGAAATAGCTGTCTTACAAACTAACGGATTTAATTTAGACGGCATTTCATTAATACTTAACATTTAATTAAATTAACCCTATGAAAACAATAGACATTAAAGGAAAACAATACATTACAGTAAACGAAAGGCTTATCTATTTTAGAAGCAATAAAGAATTTTTAGGATGGCAAATTTTAGAGGATATTGTACAACTTGACGAAATTGAGGGCGTTTTTAAAGTTACTATTTTAAATAGTGATGGTACAATAATGGTAACAGCACACGCGCAAGAGGCTAGAGATTCTTCTTACATAAACAAAACATCTTTTTTAGAAAATGGATTTACCTCGGCACTAGGTAGAGCATTGGGGTATTTAGGTATTGGAATTGACACATCTATAGCGTCAGCTAATGAGGTACAAAATGCAGTTAAAAACCAAAACAAAACGCCAAAAGATGACAAGAAATGGCTTACAGAATCACAATTAAACGCCACTTTAAAAGCAAGCGTAGAACAAGCTACAACAGTTTTAACGACGTTTAAAATGAAAAAAGAGTATAGACAACAAATAGCAACTAAGTTTAATTTAAAATATTAAAACAATGAGTAAAGGAAAAGAATTAGTATTGCATTTCGCGCAACATAACGACGAAGAAAGTATCCCAAATTTTGTATTCGATGATTTAGATGAACTTATAGGATTTATTTTAGCAGAATCCAATACTAATAAAGTTTATTTAATTAGTGTATTTAATGAGGTTTTTGTTAGTTGTAATATGACGTCTATTATTGGCTCGACTGAGTATTTAATTGATAATATATTTGAATTTTTAAGAGAAGATATAAAAAGCATTGATATATTTTATCAAGAATACGACAGCTACGAAGACGCGTACAAGGTGGCTTTAGATATGCAAGAAGTTAAACAATTAGCTTACAAACAATAATTTTAATTTTAAAATAGTAAAACAATGAGTAAAGAGACAATCTACTGCGGAGGCGGTAAACAAGTAAAAGGAGAGTACGGAACGTTTAGAGCGATTACGATTAATTTATCGGATTTGCCTAAAGATCATATCTTTGAGTACAACGATAAAAAGTACATTAAGCTAAATATTAGCGACAAAAAAGAAGCGGATCAATACGGCAAAGATGTATCGGTATCAATTAACACCTGGAAGCCTGACGAAGAGAAAAAACCAGCACAAGCACTAGCAGAAGATTTACCATTTTAGGTAAAATCAAACGTAAAATTTAAAAGCGATTTCTAAGGAAGTCGTTTTTTTTTGCAAAATATTTTTTTAATTGAAAATTTTTTTTTAGTTTTGATTTTTATTAATCAATAATTATAAACAAATGAAAAAACTAGAATTTACACTACTTTTATTAATCCCTACCTATTTTATCGCACGATTTGTAATAGGTTTAATTTTTAACATTTAAACAAATGGAACTAAATCAATATTATAGTATGAAAACTTTTTTAAAAAGACTAA